GACTGATGATGTAAAGACTGCGTTTAAAACATTTATGGAAAGTCAGACAACACCATAGGATAAAATATGTTAGGTGTATTTTCACTATCAGAAAAATCATTATCAGGCACATTTGCAACAGTCGTATCAGCAAGTGTATCTGGTGATGCATCAGTATCTGGGTCAGCTAGTTTAACAGCTAGAGCTAGTGCTAGTATTAGTGGAGATGCATCGTTTACAGGCAGTGCTACAGTATTTACTGGAACATCTGCAATCATTGTAACACTTACTGGTGATGCAACAGCAACAGGGTCTGCTACTAGATCTAGAGCAGTTACTGCAAATATTGCAGGAGATGCTACAGTTAATTCAATAACTGTAACTAGAATTAGACCAGCTAGTGCATCATTTGCAGGAGATGCAACAGCAACAGGAACAGCAAGTAAAATATTTTTCTTTGATCCTGCATTGTTTTCAAAAAATAGAGTAGCTAAAGTACCGTTTGAAGAAACACGAATAGCAAGAGTAGAGTTTCAAATGTTACGACAGGCTAGTGTTCCACAAGATGAATTTAGAAATGTAAAGGTAGCAGCGTAATGGCATTACAATGGCCCAATAAAGATCCTGACGAAAGATTAGATTTTACAGTCGATTGGTCACGATTCTTAGATAATTTTGGTAATCCAGTAACAATAGCGAGTGTTCAATGGAAAATGATTTCAGGAACAACGGAGAGTAGTGCATTAAGTGCTGGTAGTACGTTTGATGAAACAGGAGCAGTTGTTGCAACAGCATTAGGTATAACTGTTGAGAACATTGTAAACACTACTACAACAGCAACACTTGTACTTAGTGGTGGTGTTGCAAACAAAGAATACAGATTTGTATGTGAAATAACTACAACAAGTTCTTCACAAACAAATGCAGCGATTGTTACAAAAAGGGTTGTACATCTTAGTGTTAAGGAAAGAGTATAATGGCATATAATTTTTTAGATATGGTAAACATTGTGTGTAAGCGTTTAAATGAAGAAATACTTACATCTGATAATTTTGCTTCGGCTACAGGGTTCTACTCTCAAATAAAAGATTCTGTTAATGCATCAATAAGAGATATAGGATTTTATCATGATTACTGGCCCTATAATCATACTGAAATTTCACAAGTATTAATAGCAGGTCGTTCACGTTATGTGTTTCCATCAGAAGCAAAGTTTATAGATTTTAAAAGTTTTAGAATACGCAGGGATACATCGTTAGGTGTTGGCGAAGCAAAAAGATTAGAAAATATAACTTATAGTGAATATTTAGATAAATACGTAGATCAAGAAGATGAAACAGATGCAACCAAAGGTGGTGTTCCAGAAAGAGTTTTTAGAGGTCAAAATGAAGAATTTGGCATTGTTCCGTTACCTAATAAAGCATACAAAGTTACTTTTGAATACTTTAAGTATACTGAAGATTTAGAGTCACACAACGATGTTTCTAGAGTGCCAGAAAGATTTAAATACGTGATTGTAGATGGAGCTATGTATCATACATATATGTTTAGAGATAATATAGAGTCAGCACAAATATCATTTAAAAAATTTAAAGATGGTATGGATTATATGAGAAAAGTATTAATTAATGAAAACATTTATATAAGGGCTGTGTAATGCCAGATCGGTTGCAGACATATCCTATTGAATTTAAAGGTGGATTAATTGACAATCTATCTCCCTTACAGCATGGAATAGCTGCCCCCGGATCAGCAAGAGTGTTAAGTAACTTTGAACCATCAATCGATGGTGGCTATAGACGTATAGAAGGATTTACAAAATTTAATAGTAATGCTGTAACAGGCACTGGTGCTTTATTGGGTGTTGTGCAACATAGAGGACAGGTTGTTGTTGCAAGAGCACAAAGTTCTGGCGACCCACATTTATACTTAGTAGCATCAGGAAGTGGTTCACATACAGATTTATCTACAAGTATAGAATTAGGAACAAACGCAACAAGTGTTAGATTTGTAAATTATAATTTTGATGGTGATGAAGATCTTATTATTGTAGATGGTAAAGGCTACCCACTATTATTAAAGGGAACAACAGCAGGAAATTTATCTAAATTAACAAGTTCTAATGGTACATCTGATATTGATGGTGCAGAACACGTTGCTATATTTAAAAATCATGTAATGATTGGTAATGGAGATAAACTTGTATTCTCTGCACCTTATGAAGATGATGATTTTAGTCCTGCTAATGGTGCAGGAACAATTCGTGTTGGTGGCACAATTACAAGTCTTATATCATTTCGTGATCAATTAGTTATCTTTTGTGAAAATAAAATATTTAGACTTGTAGGATCAAGTGCAGCTGATTTTAAATTAAGCCCTATTGCTAGTGATATAGGATGTGTAGAAGGAGATACTGTACAAGAAGTTGCAGGTGATGTTGTATTTCTTGCACAAGATGGTTTAAGAACTATATCAGGCACAGAAAAAGTTGGCGACTTTAATTTATTATCTGTATCAAAAGTCATACAGGGTAAAATAGAAGATTTTGTTCAATCACATACATCGTTTTCTAGTGTTACTATAGGATCAAAAACACAATATAGAATATTTGGTTTTTCTAATAGTATTACAACTCAATCGGCAAAAGGATTTATTGGTACACAAATACTAGGAGAAAGTGGTGTACAATTTAATTGGGCTGAAACATCTGGCATACAAGCTAAAGTTTCACACTCTAGTTTACGACAGGGCATTGAATTAATTATATTTGGTCACACAGATGGTTACATCTATAAAATGGAGTCAGGAAACGATTTTGATGGCACAGATATTATAGCTAATTTTTCTACTCCGTACTTTCCTATTTCAGATCCACGCTTGCGTAAAACAATTTATAGGGCTATAATATATACAGATCCTCAAGGATCATTAAACGTAGACTTTAATTTAAAATTTGATTTATCAGAAACTGGCATTGTTGAACCTAATACAATTAACATAGCCAACACTGCAGGAACAACAGGAACATTTTTATATGGAGATTCAAATAGTACATATGGTACGGCAAAGTATAGTGGTGCTACTTTGAAATCTGTATTTACACAACAAACAAAAGGGTCAGGATACATCGTGTCTTTACAATTTAATTCAGAATCAAGCAACCCCCCATACTCATTTGATGCTGTATCATTAGAGTATGGTCAATATGGGAGAAGATAATGGGTACAGGTTACGCAACTAGAAATGATAGTTCTAACAATATAGCAGACGGTAACGTAATTAATGCCGCTGATATAGATGGAGAGTTTGAAGCCATAGTATCTGCATTTGGTACAGGTGGACATACCCACAACGGAGATGCAGGTGAAGGTGGACCTATTACAAAACTAGGACCTACCCAACAATTTTTATCAGATGGTAGTTCATTTTATCCGTCAGCAACTAGTTTAGATTTAGGTAAAACAGGCAACCAATGGGAAGATATCTTTATAGATGGTAAAGCGTATATAGATGAATTAGGTGAGGACATGCTTGTTGATGAAAATGGCTCATCTAAAATATTATTTAGAAATACCGATATTTATATTCATTCTGGTGCAGATAATGAGTTAGATATTGTTGCTGATGGTGAAATACACTTAACTGCCCCTATATTAAATATTGATGCAAGCACACGAGTAGATATAGCTGGTCCTCTTACTTTGAGTACAGATGGGGCAACTATAAATTTTGGTGCTGATCCTGCTACCCCAGATATTATTCTTACTCATGTGGCTGATACTGGTTTAAAACTATCATCTGTAACTGCTGGAAATCTTTTTCATTTAGAAAGCACTGAAGGTGGAACAGCCGCAGGCCCTACTTTTTTAATAGAAAGAAACTCAGGTTCTCCTGCAAATGATGATCTAGGAGGTCAAATTGTTTTTAGAGCAGACGATGCTGGCAATGCTCCAAGAAATATAGCAAAGATAACAACGCAGTTAAAAGATGTAACAAGTGGACAAGCAGACAGTGAAGTTGTATTTAGCAATATTGTTAATGGAACAGAAACAGCACAAATTACACTCGGAGAAAGTGGTGTAACTATTGCTAACGCTATTACTGCTAGTTCAACACTCACAATCAACGCAGGTATAAACGTTGATAATTTTAACATTGATGGTACAACAATAGCTTTATCTTCTGGTGACATGACATTAGATGGTGGCGAAGACATTATTCTTGATGCTGCAGGTGAACAAGTTATATTTAAAGATGGCAGTACAAATGTTGGTCATGTTAATATGGATAGTGATAACCTGACATTTAAATCTCTTGAATCTGATAAAGATATAATATTTAAAGGTAATGATGGTGGGTCTGAAGTAACTGCCTTAACACTAGATATGTCTGAAGCAGGAGATGCATCATTTGGTCGTAATGTTACTATAGGGGGCAACCTCACAGTTAGTGGCACAACAACACAAATAGATAGCACTGTAACAACAATTGCTGATCCTATTATTACTTTAGGGGCAAACGCTAGTGATGATAATAAAGATAGAGGTATTGAGTTTAAATACAACGATGGATCAGCTAGAGTAGGTTTCTTTGGGTATGATGATAGTGAAGCTAAGTTTACTCTTTTAACTCAAGCAACAAACACTTCTGAAGTATTTGCTGGAACTGCAGGAACACTTGTAGCTAATATTGAAGGTAATGTGTCAGGTGCTACAACAGTTACAGGTACAACATTAATAGGTAAGTTAAAAAAGACAGCAAGTGACACAGAATTTACTTTACCTGCTAGTGACTCTGGTAAAAGTGGACAATTTTTAAAAACTGATGGAAGTGGAACTTTATCTTTTGGTGCAGTTACTTTAACAACCATTAATAACAACAATGACAACCGAATTATAACAGGAAGTGGTACTGCCGATACACTAGAAGCTGAATCTGGTTTAACCTACAATGGTTCAACACTTGATGTTTCAGGAGCTATTACAGCTTCAGGTAATATAAGCACATCTTCAGGAACAATATCAGGTGCAGAAGTTACAGCTACATCAGATGAAAGATTGAAGTCAGATATAAAAACAATAGACAATGCCTTAGACAAAGTAATGAGCATGCGTGGTGTAACCTATACAATGCAAGCAGAAAAAGGAACTGGTGTAATCGCACAAGAAGTAGAAAAAATATTACCAGAGGTTGTTGTGAATAATGAATATAAATCTGTAGCATACGGCAATATGGTGGGTGTTCTTATAGAAGCAATAAAAGAATTAAAAACAGAAATAGACACACATAAACAGGGTTGTAAATGCCATGAGTAGTTTACCAACTAGTGGACAAGTATTTTTTCATTCAGATACTAGGTCTACTGATAGTATAAAAACTTTTTATGATAAAACAATTAGTGGTTCAACCAACTCATCAAATAATCTTACAGATTATAAAAAAGGGGGTACTATTGTTCCTGACCCTGCAACCTAT